CACACTTTTTTTCCTATCCCATGATACTATTCCTAGTAGGTACAATAGGAATAAACCACTAGATATAGGAATAAATTCCTAGTCCCCCTAACTATAGGAATCCAGTCCTAGCCTAGGTATTTATTCCTAAAGGGTAAACGGGTGGGAGGGGGGTTTAACTACCTTCCATCCCCCTAAAACACAACAGAAAATTTTCGTATAGAAATTCCAGACAATCGGGGTCCAGTGGTATTGTATCATAAATATCACACAAGGGATTTATTTACACTAGAAGTATATTTATTATTGACTTAGGAGGCGGGGGAAAAATAATAGACATTGACTCCCGGTAAATCATATGTTATAATACCATATGTTAAACCGGGGGAATACTCACTGGTTGGAGTTTAAGACTTACTTCTGGTAAGAAAATACTAATAGGATGAAATATAGGTTAATCTTAATAGTATTCTTTACCAAAGGTTGAACTAATAGATTATAAAATAGTTAAACCATTAGTATACCAATCTATTTATTTCTTTCGTTGTCTTAATTAAGAGGGTGTCTCAGTTGGCAAAGAAACCGACGATAACAACAGTAGCTACAGGTTATCAGGCAACTGATACCATTAATAGCAATACAGTGGCCCTTCGGGATGCCTTTGATAATACTTTGTCTCTAGACGGGTCTACCCCGAATGCTATGGAGGCAGACCTTGATCTTAATAACAATGATCTCCTTAATGTTAATCGTCTTTACGTTAATAACATTATTTATGGAAATGTACCCCTCCCAATTGCCAACGGTGGTACTGGTGCGAGTACAGCCTCTGCTGCAAGGGACAACCTTGGTCTAGGAACACTGGCTACACAGAATGGTACGTTCTCAGGCACTCACTCGGGGACAAGTTCGGGTACAAACACCGGGGATCAGAATCTCTTTAGGACCATTGCAGTATCTGGTGAGTCGAATGTAGTCGCTGATAGCACAACGGATACCCTTACACTCGCTGCTGGTACTGGTATTACGATTACGACAAATGCTACGACAGATACAATTACAATCTCTGCACCGGAAGTTGGTACAGTTACCTCAGTTGGTGGCACTGGGACAGTCAACGGTATTACGCTTACTGGCACTGTAACCTCTACTGGGAATCTAACCCTCGGAGGTTCCCTCTCCAATGTTTCCCTATCCAGTCAGGTAACTGGAACACTTCCAGTAGCAAATGGTGGTACAGGCTCCACAACGGCTTCTGCGGCTAGAACAGCCCTTGGACTTGCCATTGGAACAGATGTTCAGGCTTATGATGCAGACCTTACGACTCTCGGCGGTCTTGCAAAGACAGATGGTAACTTTATTGTTGGAGATGGCACCACTTGGGTAGTCGAGTCTGGGGCTACTGCTAGGACATCACTGGGACTTGGTACAATGGCTACCGAGACAGCTAGTAACTATCTTACGACAGCATCCGCTGCCAGTACATACCAACCCCTCGACTCTGATTTAACAGCTATCGCTGGTCTTACCTCTGCTGCTGATAGACTTCCGTATTTTACTGGTAGTGGTACAGCAGCCCTTGCTACATTTACTTCTGCGGGTAGGGCGCTCGTTGATGATGTTGATGCTGCCGCTCAAAGAACGACACTTGGACTCGGTACGCTTGCTACTCAGAGTGGTACGTTCTCCGGTACAAGTTCTGGTACGAATACTGGTGATCAAAATATCTTCCAGACGATTGCAGTTGCTGGACAGAGCAATGTTGTAGCAGATAGTACGACAGATACGCTGACACTCGTTGCTGGTAGTAATATTACTATTACGACTGATGCTACGACTGATACGATTACAATTAATGGAACAAGTGGTGTTGGAACATTCCAGCCAATTGATGATGATCTTACAGCTATTGCTGGTCTTACTGGTACTTCCGGTATTCTAACTAAGACGGCTGCTAATACTTGGTCACTGGATACAAATACTTATCTTACAACTGGTACAGCCGCATCGACTTATCAACCTATAGATAGTGATCTTACGGCTATTGCTGCATTATCTAATGCTAATAATAACTTTATTGTTGGTAATGGTACTGCTTGGGTTGCAGAAAGCGGAGATACGGCAAGAACGTCTCTTGGTCTTGGTACTAATGATAGTCCTCAGTTTACAGCAGTTAATATTGGTAATGCGACAGATACAACTGTAACTCGCGTATCCGCTGGTGTCATTGCTATTGAGGGTGATACAGTTGCTACAGTAGGCCGTGCAAATACCTTTACTGCTGTTCAGACGTTTAATAATACTGTTTCAATTAATGCTGAAGCAGATGTAACAAACTCTGCTGGAAATAGATCTTTTACAGTTAGCGGTTCTGGTAATAGTTCTATTTATATCAAAGGTGGTACAGGTCAAACAAGAAGTTTATTCCTTCAAACAGGAACTTCACTTCGCTGGACTATTCGAGCTAATGCTACAGCAGAAAGTGGTAGCGATGTCGGATCAGATCTCCAGATACTAAGATACGACGATACTGGAACCTTTATTGATACTCCGTTCTTCATAAAGAGATCAACTGGTAGAGTTGGCATTGGTACTACATCACCAGCATGTCTTCTTGATGTTGTGGGTGGAATCAAGACAGACCGCTCTTCTGTTACCTCTCCTGCGAGTACTGACGGTAACATATTCAGCGGCACCTACACACCGACTCTTACAAGCGTGACAAACATTGGTGCCAGTACAGCATTCCAGTGCCAGTACATGCGTGTCGGTAACGTTGTTACTGTAAGTGGGAAAGTTAGTATTGATCCTACAACCTCAAGTATCCTGACGGAATTGGGCATGTCTCTTCCGGTGGCTTCTGACATTACAGCGGCACAAAACATCGGCGGAACCTTTGCGTGTTCTGATTCTACAACCGGAAACGCAGGTCTTATTCGTGGTGCAACATCTACTGACACCGCGATATTTGAGATCACCCCAAGCGCCAATACCAACCGCGCGTATCACTTCAGCTTCACTTATTTGGTGCAATAATGATTGATAGCTTCACGTTTGATTTTGACAACAAGACGATTACCGTAAGGTTTGTTGACGGAACATCCCAAGTATTTACCAGCGCCACAAAGGATGCCTATTTGGCTGCTTATCCAAACCGTGTTTTGGATATTGAAGCAATCGGCTGGTAACACACAAGAACAAGCAAAGGACTCCCGCCATGCCAGACGCAGAATACGGTGGTGGTAACGGTGCTCAGGGTGCCATTATAATTACCTACACTACTACTGAGACAACAGGTAATTTTTTCTTAATGTTTTGATTTTAGTTAAGGTAAAATAATGACTGAGGATCTTGATAGACTTCTTAATGAAGCAGCAGAACGTGGTGCAGAGTCAGCCTTGAAAAAGATTGGACTCCACGACGAATCGGCTGTCCACGATCTAAAAGAAGTCCGAGATCTTCTCGAAAGCTGGCGAGAAACTAAGAAGACAATTACTCAGACTATCGCTAAAATAATTACAACGGGTATCCTTGCTATCCTAGCACTTGGAACCTACCATTACTGGAACCTACCAAAATGATAAAAATCTTTTTAACTTTAGCTTTTCTTTTCTTTATCATCCCGGTACAGGCTAACGAATCGTGTATTCCGAGAGATGAGTTTATTTCTTCTGTTGCACATCTTAAGCCTGATATTTACAAGGGTAATGCTAAAGTAGCAGAAGCTTTTACAGTAGTCATTAGCAATTCTAAAAATAAGAAGATTGAGGTAGACGAAGTACTCGTTGGTACATTCGCTTCCTCTGGAACGACATACGTTGGTATTGTAATGCTTAAAGACGGATGTGTCATAAAGGGTTCGACTGGAACTATGCCAGCTTCACAATGGGTAATTTACTTGATTGGGCTTGGTCTTACTGCTGATGATTTTACTAAACTGAAAGATGCTTAATAATGATTCTTAATTCTACTTCAGAAGGTAAGTTAAAGAAGGTTCATCCTGATCTTGTAAGAGTTGTTTATAGGACAGCTAAACTGATTAAGGAAAAGGACTTCGGCTTTATCATTACTTGTGGTGCTAGAACTCTCGAAGAACAGAAGAAGCTGTTGAAGGCTGGTGCTACAAGAACACTTACCTCTCGACATATTCCCGGTGCAGATGGATACTCAAAGGCTGTAGACTTTGCTGTTACACTCTCTGGTAAAGTTAGGTGGGATTGGCCCCTTTACTCGAAGCTTTCTAGTATTGTTAAAGAAGCTGCTAAACTTGAGAACGTGCCTATCGAATGGGGTGGTGACTGGAAGACTTTCAAAGATGGTCCTCACTTTCAATTGCCTAAAATTAAATATCCATAATGTTTAAGGAGAAAGTAAATGAATAAGGAAGTTATCCTCGGTCTCGTTCGTCACATCCTCACCTTTGGTGGCGGTTTTATCGTTGCACAGGGTCTTGTCGATCAGAGCATGTTGAGCGATGGTATTGGTGCTGTTATGACCATCCTCGGTATTGCTTGGTCTGCTTACGATAAGAAGTCTATTACTCCCGCTGCCTAATGGACTGGATTAGCATTATACTCTTTCTCTTTGCTCTAGGGGGTTTGACTGCTGGTGCCTTTATGGTTGCTAGAAGTCCAACCTTCTGGTTCGGAATGGGCGAAGAAGTATTCAAAAAGATGCTACCAATCATACTGAAGAGAATGCCACCGGAAGAAGAAGAGGCTTGGAGAAAGTGCCAGCTTCGGGGTGGTAAGTGGAATTATAGAACAAAGCGATGTGAGTAATGGCTAAGAAGAAGTTTGATAAAGAACAACTTGTAAAGATTGTTCGAAAGAGACGTACAAAAGTTAAGCACCTCAGAGTTAGAAAGAAACTTGGACCCAAGTCAGGAATGAAAACAGCAAGAGGTAAATACTAATGGGACAGCCGCAGACAAAGGCTCTTTTCTATGAGACAACTCTTCCAGAGGAAAGAGAAACTTTTGGTACAGCTTGGACTTTGAAAGAAGAAGATCACATCGTCGGAGATAAAATCTACCGTTCAATGAAGCGCATTTACATTGAGATGGAAGACGTTACAGAATACGACTTTGCTATCGCTACACTCGGATCTTATAAGCACTGGGAGCGTGTCCTAGAGTCTCCAATTATTCGTCCACACATTGATCAGTGGAGGAAGGAACTTAATCTGAAGTTGAAGGCTAGGGCTATGCGGTCGATTATTAAGTCTGCGACAGAGGATGAGAAGCTATCCTTCCAAGCTATGAAGTACCTTGCTGATAATGAATACCTCGAAAAGAAGAATAAGAGAGGTAGACCAAGTAAGGAAGAGGTTAAGGCCGAGTTGAGGAAGGAAGTTCAGGTTAATAAAACCCTTCAGGATGATGCTGAAAGAATTGGATTGAAGCTTCAGTAATGGCTAGTTTAGACGATATTAGAGAGGCTGCTGAACAAGACCTAGTGACATTCATTAGGCTTATAGCCCCGCAGAGAATGATGGGTGCAGTCCATGAGGAACTCTGCCGCTGGTGGAATCGTGAGGACTCTAAATCTCACCAGCTTACTCTATTACCGAGAGATCATGGCAAGTCTGCTATGGTAGCTTACCGAGTTGCTT